CGACCTCATAGCCAAGGCTTTCAATCTCACCCTCGACCTCATGCGTTCCGTTCCAGCCATCACCGTCACCGAACCCGAACTTTGAGAAGGCTTCTTCCCATTCCCATGTAATAATCACTTTAGGCATCGTAAGTCTCCAGATATTTTTCTTTGAAAGCTTGGTAGGCCAGCAGTTGATACGCCTGATAGTGAATGGTTTCCCAATCTGCTATGGGGTCAATGCCACCACCAAAATGAAATATGGATTCCATCTCACTTTCCAGCATCACCATAATTGCATTCGCCTGTTCTTGTGGTAATTCAATTACCATTGATTTCTGTTTCTTTGCCATATCAGTACACTCCAAATAAAAAGTCGTTGATTGTTTCGATGTCTTCCAACACCACGAAAAAGAAATCACCCCCTGTCATGTGGATGGCTGTGCAGTCCTCCTCACAGTTTCCTGTCCTGACGGTCATCGGGCGCAGAATAAACTGCCCATCACCAAAATAAAACATACACTGTTCCCTGTCTCGTAGGTCATAGCCACTTCTGCTGTTACCAACCACAGTCAGAACCATACGCCTACGCTGTATCTCAAATGATTTTTCAAGTTCAGTCATTGCTGTCCTCCTCGAACGTGCCTTCAAACATAAAAACTTCGCATTCGTCATTAATCAACTCACACAACTTACCACGCACTTTGTTTTTTAACGTGTCAGGGTCAGTCCCCTTCGGTGCTTTGACGCTGAGAATATTGTCCAGCGTAAAGTCAAAAGATATCATGTCACTCATATCCACATTCCCTCCACTGAATCTCAATGCCATTCTCTGGCGGCTTTTCCTGACTGTTCGACATGAAGTCCCAGCCAGCATTGTGATAGCTGTTGACTGCAATAATCTCACGATCCAAGAGTTCGTAGTATTGATGCAATCTGTCGATAAACATTTTTAGATCACCCCACTTGATGTTATCAGTCGGGTGGGTGGTGAACATGATGCCGTCACCCATCAGGTCACCATGTTCATTTGCCATGCCCATCTCTTCAATCATCAACTGTTTAAGCTTGCCCATTAACTTGCCTCCGCGTATGCCCGTAGCATTTCACTGTGCCTCATGCTGGCAGTCTCATGCCAGTATTGCGTTTCTGTTGTTTCGTCATAGCGACTTTCAAAAATTGTCACGAACATTTCCATGTCGTAATTATCCCAACTGATGATGTAGTAGAAGTCGCACCAATGGTAATCATCCATCAGCATGGGAATAGACGTGGCCTCAAAGTTTGGTAGCAGTCGAACCTCACCGCCCTTGGGATTTTTGTTTGCCGCAACAAATGCTGCCGCAAATTCATCAGCTTCCCATCTTGGCAAAGGCCAAGCATATGACTTGGCATCCTCAATGTGCGCTGCCGCACCCTGTGGGTATCCATCATAATGTTTGTAGACACCGTAATAACGACCATCCGTATGACAATCTTCGAAAAAATATACCGCTCTTGTACCCATTAGCTTACCCTCCAGCCTTCATCATTCAGAAGGCATAAAATGTTATCAATGTACCTTGGTTCGATGACCAAGGAACGACCAAAAAATTGCCACTCAACGCCAGCCTCATACGCGGCATGAGACGTTTGTGTCAGCCACTGAGAGGCATCATCATTCATAGGCTGAACCAACATGATTGAACCTTCGTTGATGAACTTGAAATCACCGTCCTCGATCCACGAACCTTGGTCCTGTGTTTGTGTTGTCATATCACTTGTCCTCCGATATAATAACGTAACTTCTAAGACCATATTATAAGACCACATGGGATAGTCAAGCATAAAATGCACATTACTATAAAGTTTTTTCCGCCCTTTAGTTTTTTATAAAAATTTTTGAAATTAGGCGTAACAGGCGTAACAGCGTAACAAAGCCTTACACAGCACCGATTACAGCTGTTACACTTGTGACACGTTGTTACACCATTAAGTCCGCACGGGAGTGATTTTTGAAATCTGAAACTAAACAACCCAAAAAAAACACTATAGGCAAAGTCGGCAGACCAGCAGGGCTGACAGAAAGACAAAAGACTTTTGCCAAGCTTTATGTCGAGGGGCGGCACAGTAATGCTGAGTGTGCAAGAATGGCAGGGTATGCAGAAAAGTCTGCCAGAATACAGGCCAGCAAATTTCTGAACGGCACAGACTTTCCAGAAGTTGTCGAACTGATAAAAGAACTTAGACAGGCGGCTGAAAGAAAATATGGCGTGACCCTGATGCACCAGCTTAAACGTCTGGACGAACTGTCGAGAGGTGCGGAAGAGGCAGGACAATATTCTGCCGCAATCAACGCTGAGAAAATCCGCTCCGCTTTGGGCGGTCTTACTATTGACAGACGTGAACAGCAACATATCCATCAGCTTGACAACATGAGTAAGCAGGACATTGTTGCCCGTCTAGCTGAACTGCGGAAGTCATATCCACACGCATTCATTGAAGGGGAAATAGCGGATGCCAAAGCTATTGAACACAGAGAAGAAACTGTGGCTGTCTTTGAAGAAGTCCCTGCCGAAAAAGACCCATTGCCAACGGATTGAGAACCGTGTTTCAGAAGGGATGCCAGACTGTTATCTGTGCATTGATGGCGCACCCGTATGGGTTGAATTAAAAATAACAAAAAATAACGCAATCGAGATACAACCCTCACAGATTGCATGGCATACCAGCCATTCTCGCTGTGGTGGTGTAAGTTTTTTTCTTGCTTACAGCCCCTCTGAGGGACTTGCTTTTTTATTTGACGGGGGTCTTGCAGCCCAGATCCAAGGTGCGAGATTCGATGACCTGCGGCCTGCGGCCTTATTCTGTGGTGATCTAGCTTCCTGTGCCTCGAACCTGCGGCCTGCGGCCTGCGCCCTCTGGTCTCTATAAAAAAGTGGGTCGCCTGCGGCCTGCGCCTGCGACCCATAGTTATTGGAGAATCTAAAATGATCATGATCAGAATAAGAGATGTCCAGACTGATGTCAATCAGCCTGGACGATGTGCTCTAGTGTTTGGGATAAGATACGGTTTTAACATCACGAGACCAGCAAGCCCGACAGTCGCCACAATAGCCAAGGTTAATCTTGCCTATTTGTTTTTCTTTCTTTGCGGTTTCGTATTCGTCGTGTGATATCATTTCACCGTTCTTTTTTGTCCGATAAGCTTCACACAGTTTGCCAATTGGCGCGGCCTTGTTTGTTATAACCGCGCTGGAATTTGTCCAGTCCGTGGGCGGGGCTTTATCAATCATTGTTGCGCTGTATCTGACGACAGCATTATCTGGCAAGCTTTCCATTTTTAAAGCTTGTTGCCATAGCTTACGTTCTTTTGTCGGTATCCAGTGCTTTTTATTAGGCGTTAATCTGCACACTGCGATTATCTTCAGGCAATGTGCGACGCTGTGAACGTCGCCTGAATCCCACCAGCGATGTTCTGTTGCCCGTCTCTTGTTTAATTCTGCGCCCATTACGGAAACAAAATTTGAAGAGTTTAACAGGTCCAGCCTGTATTCCATAGCTTGCTGAACTATAGGCCATATATATGCGCCTTTTAATGCATAGCATTCATGGCAAACTGAGCCGGGAATTTTTGCCAGTGTTGACCCAGTCACGCAATGCTGCGCGGGGATTGAGAAACTAGTCCCCGGCATTTTTGACGGTTTAGAAAGTATTGCAACCATGTTTTTATTCTCCTGTTGTTATGGTCTCTTTATTGTATGGGATATTCCCACATTATGCAAGCCCTAATCCTGTGACCTGCGGCCTTGTTCTTTTTATGTAATCCTGCGACCTGCGACCTGCGGCCCCGCGCAATTTATATATAAAAAAATAGTTCCTGCGACCTGCGACCTGGCCCCGTATATAACAGGCGGGCCTGTAAAGAATGGGGCCGAAGCCCCATTCCCTTACCATTTCCCTGCCTTGATTGCGAATGCAATACCTGTTGCTAAGATTACAGACCCCATGACTATAAACTCTATAGCCAATAGCGGGAATTCATCACGTCCCCAAAGGTCCGCCCCAGTGAACAGCAGGGTTGCCCCTGCTGCTCCGAATATCACTGACATTACTCCCCAGAACATTCGTCTCTCCGTTGCCATGCCCAGTCTAAAACTTTGCTTTCATACATCTCCTTCAACCATTTTGCTTGGCCTATGTTGGAAGCATTAGTGTGAAGCCCGACAAGCTTGCTGATAAACTCCCTGTCTTCGAGGGGATGGTAGTCTTTTCCATCTGGTCTGTGCTCTCCGTTTATCCAGAAAACAGGACCGTGGACCAACCGCAAGAACCGTGCTCTGTCACACCATTCATCAACGGTAGCCTTTTTTATCTGGCCTATACCAATAGCCATAGTCCAGTCTATGACCGTGTATTTATAGCTAGGTAGATCTTCCCAGCCTTTGACGGATTCTGCATTCCAATTTAATGGCATTGTATTACCTTTCTGGGGGGCCGAAGCCCCCCTGTTGGTGTTGGTGTTTAGCGATGTTTGATAATCGCCTGTCTGTTTTGCGGAACTTCATTTTCCTTAATCCACTCCGGTCCGACCTTAGCCTGCCATTTTGGGGCAGGGACAAACATTCTGAGGGGGGCTGGCTCCAGAATAAAAGCCTCTGGGAAATCCCCGTTGCGAATTTGAGCTTCGAAGTTTTTACGGGCTTCGATTGCTTTTTTCTCAGCAGTCAACAGGCTGTTATGTTTAGCCTGTAAGTTTGCCACGTTGGTCATTGGGCGACCGGGCTTTCTGATTGCTTTTGACATTTTATTCTCCTGTTTTTTAATGTCGTTATATCTACGATATTATATCAATATCCCATATAGTCAACTATTATCTTTCCACATTATGGAAAATTATGAGACAGTCGCGGGGTTACTTACAGAATTATTTGTTCACGTTTTGTTCCAACGCCCCCCCGCCCCCCTAATATTGGGGGGACGGTCAGCAGTACAGTCGTGTCGTGTCGTTGGGTTGATAAATTCATTCGCGTATATTATCGTTCGGGTATGGAGAACACAGCCAGCCTAGAACTACTGCCCGACGACGTACTCAAGGAGATTTACCTGCTTGAGGACCAAGCAAAGCGACTCGAACTCCGAGAACGTGCGCAGGAGGAGTTCATGCCCTATGTCCATCATGTTTATGAGAACTTCATAGAGGGGACCCATCATAGAATCATTGCGGAAAAGCTGGAGCGGATTGCAAAGGGTGACTTGAAAAGACTGATTGTCAACATGCCACCCCGACATTCTAAATCAGAATTTGCATCCTATCTCATGCCGTCCTGGTTCTTGGGCAGAAATCCCAAGTTAAAAATCATTCAGGCTACCATGAACACCGAGCTTGCTGTAAGATTCGGGAGAAAGGTCCGAGACCTGATCGCCGACCCGATATATCGGGAGGTCTTTCCCAACACGGACCTTAAACAGGATAGCCAAGCTGCTGGTCGGTGGGAGACTAGCGTCGGCGGGGAATATTTCGCAGCAGGGGTGGGAGCGGCGATGACTGGTCGTGGCGCAGACTTGCTTATCATCGATGACCCGCACTCGGAACAAGATGCTTTGTCCACGACTGCTTACGATAATGCGTATGAATGGTACACTTCGGGTCCTAGACAGAGACTCCAGCCGGGTGGCAGCATAATTATTGTTCAAACCCGGTGGTCAAAGAAGGATATCACGGGCAGG